CAGCTGGTGGAACTGCCACCAGCTGCAGGGGTCGATGCGGGTCCAGCGTCCTGGCTAGGGCCAATCGATTGCGCTTCAAGCGGCGTCGGCGCGCGTAGGGCATTCACTTGTTCCGTTCTTGCAGTTACCGTAGCGTCATCCCACACCGCTGTAGCGACGGCCAGCAGGCGAGGATCGGTGATCTGATCTGTCGTGTCAGTGGCAGGATCGAGCACATAGCGATGAAAAGAGCGGCCAAGCTCCTGACCGTCCTCGCTGATGACGATAGCCTCTCGCACTTGCAGCTGGCCGTCAGCTAGCACCTCGATCTGATCGATGAATTGATTTTTGGTGATCATGTTGGATAGCATCCCGACATATAAACCCAGTTTTGGGTCGCGCTCACGTTAGCCGGTTGAAGGGTTGCGGTCGATAGCGATCCCTCCAGCTGAACCTGAGATGAGTTATTAGGGATAAAGCCCACATTGGGGGCTACCGTTACCCATCCTGTCTGGAAGGCAACCGTGAGGCCGGTGTTATAGTTGCTGTTGGCCTGCACGAATGGAAGCCCGGCGACGACGACGTTCCCGGTGGCGCTCCCGACGGTCACCGCTGTCGTGCTGAGCGTGCAGCAAACAAAGACGATGTTGCCAACCTTGCGATAGAACCCGTTCCTGTTGCCGTAGGTGACCGACGTGAAGTTGACTCCCTGCGTGGTCAGCGTCGGGGTCCACGTGCCCTCTTGATAGTCATTCAGAGGTCCGTTGCCGTTTAAATAAACCCCGTTCTGTACGTTGAGCGTGCCGACGCCCTTGAAAGACCCGCTCGGACCCCCAACGATCATGCCGTCACGAATTTGGATCTGAAAAGTTTGATCTGCCCCAGCCAGTGTTATGCCGAGGGCTAGCCGCCCAACCTCGGCACCGGCGGTCAGAGTGTCGGCAACCGAGGTGATCTTTGCAAATTCCTTGTACGTACCGGATAGATTTTTTTCCTTGAAAGCGATTATGCCAGGAACATCACCGCCCGCGCCGATATTGGTTCTTTGCAGAACAATGGCGGGGGCTCCTCCGGCAACCCCGGCAGTCGGCGCATTTTGAAAATAAAAGATGGGAAAATTCATCGTACCGAAGTCGAACAAACCAAATGTGTTCCCGACGACAAGCTGCTCCTGTCCTGTCGGGCGAGTTATGTATATCTCCGGCGTGCTGGTGACGGTCACGACCGCATTGCCGGCACTCGTGTTGAGGGTGAGACCACCGGTGGTCGTCGTGTCAACGATTGTGGTTCCGTCACCCTCCTTGATGACGAGCTTGCCGCCGGTGGTGTCGATCACCGACGTGCCGGACGAGGTGTTGACCTTGAGGCCAGACGAGGTGTCGATGATCGTTTGACCGGTTCCGGTCTTGACAGTGAGCGCCCCTCCCGGCTTGGTATCGACCAAGCTCTGAAGATCGCGGATGGTGTCGTTGACGAGGCGCGGGTTCGTTTCCTGTGAGCTTAGTCGCTTCATTGCGCACCGCTCGGTCTGATATCCGGCTCGGTTCCTATCGAGTACTGCCACTCCGAATTAGCCGGAAATCTGTTCTTGAACCTGACGATGCGATTGTCGACCCGGCAGGGGATCGAGCCGATGCGAGTAATCCCGCGCTCGGTCGAATAAGTGAGATCGGTTTCCGGTATCGGCTTCCCGGCGACGCTGCCGAGCACCTGCGCACAGTCAGTCAGCGGACGCTGCCCGTTGATGAATGAGCGCGTTCCGATGTCGATCTCGGCGGTCTCTAGGATCACCTCGAGATTGGCTCCGTTGAGTAGCCCGATGGCGTGCAAGGCGTTTGCCATCGCCAGGGTATTCGCGGCCTGAGCGGGATAGCTATCGAACGGAACAGTCTGCGCATCCATGCTGCCAAGTGAGTTCAAACCCTCCAAGGTCTGACCCGGAGTGGCCGAGAGCCCGAGCCATTCCCCGGCCATGTTGATCCAACCGGCCCAGCGGTCGAGCTGCCAGTCGTAGACGATCATGCGGTCGAACTGATCGGTGATGCCGCTCGTGGTTGACTTATAAGCCCATACGATCCTCGAGGATTGAGGGTCGAAAGCCCCGATCACCATGTGCTTCTGCGTCTGATCGTGGTCGTCGAAGAACGTTCGATCTATTCTCTCCTTGCCGATGGCTTTGAAGCCTGCCAGCGGATGCCACATGTGGAAGCCGACGTCGGATAGGAAGAACACCATGTCGCGCACGCGCACTAGGCTATACGGCGCGTAGAGCCCAAGCTCGCGCGAGAGCACGTCAAACTCCATCACCGTGGCGCTGCCCGGCGAGTAGGTCATGCGGCGAATGGCGCGATCCTGAAAGACCAAGCCGTACTCGCCGCCGACGATCCCGCGCACGATCCCTCCGTCTCTGAATGTCTGCTTATCTCCCTCATTCAGGCCTATCGTCCACTCACCTGGATTGTTGCGGCTCGACCACTGCACCGACCAGTTATCGCCGTTGAGCCCGCCGAGCAACACGAAGGCCCCGACCGTGGTGATGCAGGCAGCCTGCGGCGGAGAGCCTCCGAGATTGGCAAACTGCGTCGAGCTTCCGAGCACGTAGTTCTGCGGGACCACGTTGACGTTGACGGCGATGACCTGGTTATACCATTGGGCGAACTGCCAATGAGAGCCGGTAGCGAGAGCTGCATAATCGGAGGGGGCACCGAGTGACACGTCGGTCCATGCAAAGGTCGCGTTGTTGAGCTTGTAGAGACGTCGAGCCGTGCTCGAAAACAGCGAGAGCGATCCGTCCATGCCGAAGGCGGAGAAGAAGCCCTGGCAGGCAGATGCATGCGCGGCCGAAAGGGCCGTATATCCCTGCATCGGCCCGTAGCCGTCGCCCCTCGGGATGGCGTTGATCACGGTCGGAGAATGCGAGCCTTCCAGCGACGAAACGTCCGGTCGCCATTCTCCCCAAGCCATCAGCTGAGCCATCAGACGATCACCGTCATGGGCCGAAGCTCGGCGGGCTCCTTGAAGCGCTCATTCAGATCGATGATCTGGTTGAACGCGTCCTGCATGATCTGGTTATAGGCGCTAGCCGCATCGGGATCGCGCACGAACTTATAAGCGTTGTATAGGCTCCCAGCGAGATAGAGATCGGCATGCTTGGTCAGAAGCCAGTTGGTCGGCATGGTATCAGTGAGGTTGCTGATCTTCTGGAAATAGCGCAGCGTGAAGGCGGAGGGCCCGTCGTCGACAGGACGGAACAGGAAGGTGTCGCCCTCGGTGGTGAACCAGCGCGGAGTATCCTGCACCGGAGTCCCATAGGCCGCGCGCACGATGTTAGGATGGTTGTATTCGAGCTGTATGTTGGGCGATCCGTTCCACGTCATGGTGCGCCAGGACGCGAAGTCATCCGGCACTGACGCGACCCCGGCAACCGTGGTGAGATCGACAGACGTCTCGTTGTCACGCACGCGCAGGCGGCGAGTAGCCTCGCACTCGAACAGCCAGATGGCATCCTTGATCTGAGCTGTGGTCAGGTCAGGACGCACCATCCAGTCGATGATAGCATTCTGGAGGCCGATATAGCTGAGATCGGTGACAGCCATCTACTTGTCCACCCTGAGATGCTTCCATTCGGGATCGCGCAGCTTGCGGTCGACCAGCTCGTCCATCTCAGGCCCGAAGGCCTTGATGAAGTTGCCTCGGTTCCATTCCTCGTGCAGCCACTTGAGCAGCACCCCGTTCGGGATAGAGGCTACGTGTCTTCCCCAATCAGATTTTTGCGGCTGATCGCGCAATAGCTTGTTGCGTTCAAGGACAGGTTCGCAATCTTGCCAATGCTCTACGGTGATACCACCGCATTCGCGGTAGAACCTAACCCGAGAGTTCTGTGACATAGAGCGTGCCACCGGCAGCAACCTGCACGGCACTCGCCTTCATGCCGGGCGCAACTACAAAATACTCGACCGAGCCTGCAGGCATGTAGACATTGGAGGTGGTTGCTGTGGGGCTATTGTCGAGCTTGAGATAGCAGGCGCTCGTCGCCACCACGCGCACCATGTTGGTCTGACCACCGAAGCCGTTGGCGACCGTCCCGGCCGTAGCCGTATAGGCAATCGATTGGTTAGCCCCGAGCCGTAGAGGTTTCATGTCGTTCATCTCGCTAACTTCGGTAACGTTGAGCGTGCCGCTTCCAGATACCCCGCGACCGGCGATCTTCTGGCCCGGAGCGCAGGTGAAATACTCCGGCTTGTCGATCTGCAGCAATACGTCCGTGGTCGCGGCAGTGGGAGTGTTGTCGAGCTTCACGAACGCGTCCGCAGTGAGCGCGACGATGCGAACGGCATTGGTCACTCCTGCGAACGCATTCGTTATCGCCGTGGACCCTGCATTGGTAAAGGCCGCCGATTGGGTAGCCCCCAACCGACAGATGGGCTGGGCGATGGGCATGTCAGTGTCTTTCGATGACGACTGTGATGGCCGAGGGCGTCACGCTTGATCCGGCTCCGTCAGTAGCCACCGAGATCGTCTGCCCTTCATCGACCCAGTTGGCCGAGGTGCAGGCAGCAGACACGACCTGACCGGCGGCAGAGCCAGTGAACGGCTGCACCAGCGCATCATGCGTGATGTTATTGCCAGCGATCTTTCCGGTGAACGTGTTGTTCGCCACCGTGACCGGGGTTGCCCCGAGGGTCACCATGATCCTTCTCACGTAGCCCTTGAACGGAGCACCGATATAGACCGTGCTCGCCGTGCCACTGTCCGTCATCGGGACAGTGACGCTCTCTTCGGCGAGAGGTCGGTTAGGGGATAGAGGCATGGTCTTCTCCTTAAGGATTGGGGGGCCGTAGCCCCCCGCACCTGTCTCAAGTGATTACGATGTAGTCAGGTCGAACACGCCACCAGATGCCTTCTCGTTACGAGAGACCAGGCAGTACTCCGACAGGATTTGGAACCTGTCGCTGTCGCCGGTCTTCGCCAAGTCGGCGCTCTCGAACTTCCGAAGGTAGGCAACAGCCCACATGTCGGTCTGTAGGATCAACACGTCCCGAGCGCGGGAGAACCGATCTGGAACCACACGCAAGCGTCCGAAATCTGATTCATACGTGTCAACCGCCGCGACGATGGTCTTGGAGGTTGCCTGCTCGATGGGCGTCGATCTGCCGGTGAAGGTCGAGAACCTTTGCTTGTTGAAGCCACCGACGAGGATCATGTCGGGCTTTCCGCCGTTCGTCCAAGCCAGCTGAAGGCTAGCCTTGAGATCGAGCTCGGTGAACGCCCTCTGCGTTCCCTCGGTGCGGTTGTTGGTACCGTCCGAGGTGGAGGCAGAACCGCCGTCAGTTGCGAACACGTCGTTAGAGAATATCCAGTTGGGAACTCCGCAGCACGTGCGAGCGACCGAGGTGCTGCCAGCCGCCGACACCTGACGATTGAGCAGGATCGACTCGATGTCACGCTTCAGCTCCAAGCCTTTCAGCATGCGCTGGTAGTCGTATTCATCATCTCGACCTGCCGCATCGACAGCCCTGGCGGTACCCGACACGCGGCCGACCTTGTCGGAAATCTGCGTGTAGGAGTAGAGCCGCACGGTGGGCGTCGCGGCGTCGGTGTTGGCATCGTCACCTTCGACCACCGCGTTCGTCGTGTCGGGAGCGGCAAGCGCTTGCGTCTGCCACTCATGTTTCGTTGCGGTCGCCTTCTCGGTCTCGATGGCCGACATAAAGGGTGTATCCACAGGATCGATCCTGTAGATCACGTCCGCGAGGTCTTCGCGGATACCTATCTCCTGATAGGTCTGATAAGTCTGCGATGGAACAGTCATGTTAGCTCCTACCGACCGGCCCTGCGTCGAGCGGACAAGAGCTTGGCCGCATCACGCACGTTCCCGGTCTTATCGAGTTGTTGATCGAGGGCTTGAATTTGTGACTGACTGGCCGCTTCCGGCCCGCGAGCCACTCCGGGTCGCTGTACTGGCGGCAGGCTACGAGAAGGCTGGGGCTTGTTCTTCACCAGCTGGCGATAGCGGGTCGCATCAAGGATCATCTGCTGAATGCGGAAATCCCTGAACGCACCAGCCCATCCGGCTTGCATCTCCGGGAGGCTGAACCCGTAATCGTTCTCCAGTGTCGTGATGGCTAATTTCTGCAGCGCCTCCGCCTTCTGAGGGTCGGAGAACTCCGGCACCTTCTCGGCAAACCTGCGGTCTTGATCATCCGCATATCTCTGCCAGTTGGTGACGTATTCCTGCGCTTGACGCTGGCTAGCTTGATACTGCTCGTTCTGAAGCGCCACCGCTTCTTTCATGGCGGCGTCATAACGGGTGTATCGCAACGGATCGTCGCTCGCCATCCGCTTCACGTCTTCAACCGTGCGGATATCGGCGAACTCCGAGTTCATTGATGCCTGCAACTTCTGCACAAGCGCAGGAAGGACTGCTTCGTATTGAGCCCTTGCCTGCATCATGGCCTGCTGCTCAGGCGCCATCTGGCGCATGAAGTCAGCGACCTCTTGCTGCCTGCGGCGCACCTCGGTGTCCCGAGCGTTCTCCCGTTCCATCACATAGGATTGGAGTTCGGGAGGCAGCTCAGAGAACCTCTGACGTGCTTCCGCAGTCCAAGACCCCGGCGGCTCGATGGGCGGAGCTTGCTCCGGTTCGAGTTGAGGGGCATCACCGCTGGGCTCCGCAGGTTCTTCCTGCGGAGGTGCGGCCTGCTCTGGTTGGTCCGGAGCAGTAATGTCTCGCTCTGGCTTCTGTTGAGCCTGAGCCTGTTTTTCCTTGCGACGTTCGACCAACAGCTTGGCCGCCTCTCGCACGGACGCAATGACCGGGTCATTGGGCTGCGAGACCGCTGGCGTCTGCGACGGTGGTGGCGTCTGCGGAGGCTGCGGACTAGTGGCGGGTGTCGGGGTCGGGGTAGTCGCGACGTCGTCGGGCATCTTCGTTTAACCTCTCAATTTCACGCTCTGCTTCACGGCCGTTGGCGACCGCTAATTCCAATCGATGAATGATCTCGTTATGAGCATGCAAGAGCCTCCAATACTCTTGAGCCTTCTCAACCTCCGCATTGCGGAACTCATGCAAGAGCTCAAGCTCGATCACCTTGAACACCTGCAGCACAGTCTCGTCACCGAGCAGGACCTCGGCGCGTCTGCCGATGTTGGCGGCCTTGCGTAGTCTATCCTCCTCCACTCAAGATCAGCATCAACGCTGCCTCCTCATCTTCCTCCTCATCAACCATCTGACGAGCCACTGCCACCACGTGCTGGGCTCGCGAGATCGCCTCGGCCGACCTCGTGGCAGACGCCGCCGCTCGTAAAGCGTTGGTGAGGTTCTGGACCCTGATGTCATCGTAAGCCTGTGCAACGTATAGAGCATGCTCGGCCGCCTTGGCGGCTCGATCAAGCGATAGCTTCTTCTTGGTCTTGGCCTTGAGTTCGGCCGCCTGCATCTCTAGGCGACGCTGCTCGTCCCAAGCCTCTGTTAGTTCCCTCCAACGCCTACGGGTGAACGTGCCCCCGGAAATCCTAGCGCCAGGACTGACAACCTCCGTTATGGGGGCGCTAAATAAATCTGTGGCCGCGATGCTTTCACTAAGATCGGCGTCGTATGTATGAGCGCCGGATATTAAGATCGCATCTTCGGTATCAAGCGCCGACAGAAGCTCGGCAACCGAAACCCCGAAAGTAGCAACGCCGCCTGATGTGTCTCCGGCTAACGCACTTTCGCTGTTGGTCGAGCCGAAGACAGCCGCTGCGCTTCCAATATCCAGCGCCGTCAGCGCTTCGGTCGAGACAGAGATGCCGAAGCTGCCAGTAGCTGTCTCTGTCTCCGTCGCCGTAAGCGCTTCCGATATAGAGGCGTTGAGCGCGTTCGAGATCGAGGCGTCTTCCGTCTCGGTCGCGGTCGCCGCTTCAGTTAGATCTGCGTGATAGTTCGAACCGGGAGCGTTTAGAACATCGGTCGGGGTAGCAAACTCGGCGTAGTTGCAAGCAAAGACCGCAAGCGCGCTTTCCGTATCGGTCGCGCCGACCGCCTCTGTTAATGCACTGGCGAAGACCGCCGCAGCGGTTTCGGTTTCACTGGCAGTCGTTGCCTCGGTATCGCTACAGATAAAGACAGCGAGCGCGCTCTCCGTATCAGCCGCTGTAACTGTTTCCGAGATCGTACCGGGATAGACCGGCAGGGCACTCTCGGTATCTGTTGCGGACGCTGCCTCCGTGAGCGCCGCGATAAAGGTTGCTAGAGCAGTTTCAGCATCGGTTGCGGTGATCGCCTCGGTGGCGGTTCCCTTGAAGACCGCGAGCGTACTCTCGGTTTCGGTCGCGCTCGACGTCTCGGTCGGGACGCTTGTAACCCAAGTGACCAGCGAGCTTTCGGTATCGCTGGCAGTAACGGTCTCGGCGACATCAGATGCATAAGTTGCCCCCGAGCTTGGGGCGTAAACCGAAACCCACGAAACGGCTGCATATGAGGAGACGCTAAATGCGTCCAGATTATCGAGTAAGCGTGGCGGCAGATACCTTGGGCGAAAGATACCACCACTGCGAGCCACCGGTTACGTTCCAACTTGTTCGAGGAAGATCGTCCCTGAGATCGTGGTGCTGCTGCCGGGCGTGGTTTCCAGCTCAAGCGTCCAATACTCGCCGGGCAGGATCACCGGCCTCGTCTCGGGCGTGTACCAGAAGATCATGGGCACGCGTATGTTCCAAGCATAAGTCTCCAAGTCTGTCGTCAACGTGCCAGTGCCGACCGCAATCTTGGTTGTGTTGTTGGCCTCAATCGTACCGCCGAAGGCCGGAGTGCCGCGTACCCTGACGGTGCTCGTGACCGTTGATCCGCCAGAGCCTGACGTGACAGTGCCAAAGCCCCTGTTCGTGGTGAGCTGCAAGTCCGCCTCGTTGGCATCGCCAGCCTTATTCGACTGTGTCAAGGCCCAACCATGAATGACGGTCGACGCAGCTGCCGAGCTTTTCACCTCAAAGAAATCCTGCTGCACAGTTACGGCAACAGCCTTGAAGATTGCGGTGTGTGTCACATCACCCATTGGCCTATCTCGCTAAGAATGTTCTTCCCATGACCGTAGGATCGAATACCAGAGACTGAGCCCCTGCCGGTGTCCAAGTCAAGATGACGATACCGGCTCCGCCCGCACCGGACGTCACGTTACCGCTTGTCGCCTCTGCGATCCCGCCGCCACCGCCGCCGTAAGCTCCACCAGTACCAGCCGTGCCGGTCGATCCTGACCCACAGGCATTGCCTCCGCCACCTCCGGCTCCGGCATTTACTGACGGGCTCGTCTGCGTCCACTCTGTCGCGATGTTCCCGTTGCCACCGGCATTCGTTGTCGATCCGGCTCCGCCAGTGCCACCGAAGCTGCCGTCGCCCTGCCCTCCCGCAGCGGCAGTATTGTTGGCCGCAACATCAACCCCATTTCCCCCAGCTGCGTGAAAGCCTGCTGCACCTCCTCCGCCGGTTGCAGAGCGTGTGCCGGTGGTCGTGTTATTGCCCCCTCTGCCTCCGGCAAACTTGGTCTGACCCCAGCTGCTGGTTGTCGCCCCTCCGGCACCGCCCGAGCTGGCCGTGATGCCTCCTGCGGCGCCCCCTTGCGCCGAGCACTTGCTGTTGTCTGCACCGTTGCCGGGATCGGTTGCGTTGTTGAACCACGTAGAGCCGCCAGCATTACCGGCAGTCGATCCGGTCGTGGTTCTATTGACTGCGGCTCCTCCGGCTCCTGTCTGCCATGTTGCGGTCGTCGTGCCGGGAGTGGCAAAGCTGAAGTTCGTTATCTTCGAATACCCGCCACCTCCACCACCGGAGGCAACCGCAGTGGAGGTGGCAATCGTCGATGCCCCGCCACCTCCTGCTCCTATGACCTCGACACTGTTGTTGGAGTTGTTCCACGTCGCGTCGCTGGTGTAGGTGTTGTTGGTTGCCGTGGGAGTGGTGAGGAAGACGACAGTTCCCAGGAAGATAAAGTTCTTGGACTTGATCAGATCCCACAGCGTGATCCCCTTAACCTGATCAGCCGGAGCGACGTAACCTCTTCCTAGCGGATGGCTCTTGACATAGATACCAGCGGTCACCATCGCCGCCACGATGGCCGGTGTGGCAAGAAAGCTGATCCATTTCATGGAAGCTCTCAGTAGACCGAGTAATAGGTATTCAAGTTGGCGCGAGCACCACTTCGATTGGTGCCGAGATCGGTTCCCCAGCCGACGACCTCGGAAATCTGACCATCATAAAATGACGCATACGTGCTCGGAGGTGCGTAATAGCTTCCAATCACGAGCTGAGAGCTGCTCGTCGTCAGGTCATCTGTTCGCGTGGCACTTACTAACACGGAGTTATCCTTGACGATGGCCTGAGTATCCCCGCTATCCCGATAAGCCTCAAAGATGTGGTTCGCACTGAACCACGTACCGGAGGTGTCTGAAAAAGACAGACGCGCCGTGCCGGAGTTTCCTCCAAAATCAACATAATGGTGGGTGTCGCTGGAATGGGCGCGAGTGGCAACGAATATATGATTGGTAGATGCGCTCGCGTCCCCCCAACTTATCACCGTATTAAGATTGTCTGTGGTGGCCGCGTCGTTTGGGTTAATCACACTCATGATGGTAAACTGCGTGCTCATATAAGCGGAGAGGTCGGTTGACGCCCTTAGCATGTTGGTCTGCACCCCTCCTTGTTGTGAACCCTTAAGTGTCGGCCAGCCTCCCGGTCCTGAGGCAAGATATTGGAACTGCGATGCTGTTGTGGTTTGCGTGAGGTCTAATCCATTGCCGCTCTGATCGTACCAAGTTTTGATGTAGCCGTTTCCATCACGTGAGACAGTAGCACTCGTGGTCGGAATATAAGCCGTCATGGTAGTGCCGTTTTCCAGCTGAGCACCCCAAGCCCAGATGCCTTGGTTGGCAACTCCTGTCCATGATGCCGTATCGCCAAAGCTCGCCCAAGTGGTCGTGGCGGCATTGTAAACATTGATGCCGACAAAATTCGCTCCAGTAGCAGTGATCGTCACCGCACAGCGATACCAACCATTGCCTGCATCCGTGATGCTTACAGCGCGCCCACTTCCTCCGGACCCATTGCTCTGATCGGTGATCGTACCGGTTTGCAGATCAAACATTGCCGCCCCCCAATTGGCGGCAGTGCCCGAATTCCCTACACGAATTGACCCATATCGATAGTTGGCCTGCTTAAGATAGGCAGAGCCGGTCACCGTCGTGCTCGACGGAGAGCCGGTCATAAAAATTCCCTGCGGACTGGACGTCGCAGAAGCATTCACCCTGTCTGCAGTTGACGTTCCATCTGGTGCAGTACCAACATTTGCAGTCGCCGCTACGACGCTGAAACCCCAGGACGCATTCTCCATCTCTTGGGAACGTATGGCATAGTTGGTCGCCACGGTGAGCTGATAGGCCGCTGCCGTGATATCAAAATCTCCGTTTGCTGTGAACCCAATGTCGGTTTCTACATTCGAACCGCCAGCCCTGAGCCTAAGTGCGCTCCCTGCATAGGCGTTGCGCAGCTTACGAAGGCTATATGCAAATGCAGCGCTCGGATAAATGTCGAGCAACGTCGTGGCGGGGTTAGCCTCAAGCTCGACGTATAGGTTGGTAAAGTCAGTGATCGATGCCCTCTCACCTGAGGTCAGGTTATGGGTGACCGTCGTCCATGCAGTCGAGAGGCCGGTATCGGTCCACTGAGCCCTGACCGTTGAACCTTCCTTGAGCCTGATGGCGAGATTGACAGTACCGGCTGAAGCCTTGCAGCGCACGGCGACGGTCATCGTGTCGCCCATCGCCCCGCTCGGGTCGGACAGTCTCAATCGGCAGATCGAGGTGCTCGGGTTGTTTGGGCTCTTGATAAAATCAGTATCGTCGGAGCTTGCCTCGTCGACCGAGGTGTAGAGCGTCGTCCCGGCAGTCTCGTTCGTCCAGCTCCCGACACTATCATCAGCATCTGGAGCTAGCGTAATCGTAGGCATTTATAGCGAAGCCGTATAGCTCACGTTGAGGGTGTCGCCGGAGACCACCGCCCGGTCGCCTGGAGCCGAGAACAGGCCAGCGCTGTAGAGCTTGCCAGAGGTGTTGTCGTTGGTCGTGCTGGCAGACGTGCTGAACACGATGAACGCACCCTTGGCGGTCCCAGTGCCGGTGATGGCAAAGGAGCAGGCGGTCGACGTCGCCTTGGACCCGGCGGAGGCCGCAGACCACGACATGGACTTGCGACCACCAGAGTAGGTCGGAGCATTCGCCAACCCTCCCTCCTTCCAGCCGTTGGTGCCGTTGATCTGAGCCGCCGTGTCACCGGCGGCGATAGCCGAATAAGAGGTCGAGCTGATCAAGCCCATATAAGGCCCTGGGGTGACGGCACCTGCGGCGAGAAACCCATCGAGAGCCGTGTTCTTGCCCTCGGTCGTCACGGTGTTGGGAAAGTCATCTTCCCATATCTTCTCACCGTTGCGGATCAGCTCGGCATGAAAGCGGCCAGAGGCCGTAGCCTGCTCCTCGAAGCTAGCTCCGCGAATGAGTGAAGCGCCGATCTGCATGATGGCGTTGAGAGCTTCCGTTACCATGAATGTCTCCTCAAGATCAGGCCGCAGCGATAGCACCAGTCATAGCCCGGCCCGTGGCATATGCGATGTCCGAAGCACTTGCAGATCAGAGCCTTCTTGGTGGCAAACCAACCAACCGCAAAGCCTGCCACCAAGCCGACAAACTGAACCGTACTCAAAAGCTCACCCCCACCATCGGCAAGAGGAGCTTGATGATCAGGAACAGAGCGATCAGGAACAGGAGCACCTGCACGATCTTGGTGATCAGAGGATCGGGCGAGAAGCGCTCGGTGATGAACCACGCGATGATCAGGATCGCAACCGCGATCAGAAGCTTGACGATGGCGTCCATTACGGCGTCACCGGCGCCTCCGAAACTGCTGTGGCAGCCTCGGTCAAGGGAGCTGCCAAGCTCGTCAGTCCGTTGACCGCCTCAACCAAGAGCTGCATCGCAGCGGGATCATCACGGTTAGAGAGATTAGCGACTGTCCTTGCCCTACTCCCGAGGATCAGTTTCAGCTCGTCTTCCGTCACATCAATCGTTGGCATTACTTTTTGCCTCCTCTGACCCATCGATCACATAATCCCAATGGGTTGATCTTTCCTGCTACCAAGCTACACGTGCGATCATCGTACATGTCGCAGTTCGCGCAGTGCTTCTTGATGGTTCCCTTCCGATAATGAACGCTCTCCTTCGAGACCTTGTCGCTCATTGGCACCAACCGACGCTATAAGCATTGGTGACGATAGCCATCATAACCAAGATAGGTGCCAGAGCGCGCATCGAAGCTCCTGTAGCGTTGAGCACAATAGGCATACCACTGCGGAGTGCCGGGGATTATAGCCGGGGCGACCACCACCGGCGGTGATTGCACGACGACAGGAGGCGGCGGCGCCTGTACCACAACCGGAGGCGAGCCAAAGACCCAATTGCCGAAAGAGCGACCAAGTCCAAAGCCCAGTCCTCTATAGAGGCTTCCGGTGAAGTCGTTACCTCCACCGTGCCAGCCACCATCTCCACGCCAGCCATTTCCTTGCCGACCACGCCATTCCCCGTCACCTGAGCGATCCCAGTGGCGCTCTTGTGTGAGACCTACGCTTGGGCAGAGGAACATTAGAAGCAGCAGGACACCAAAGAGCCTTGAAAGTCCCAGGTTCTGCAAGACACTCTCCATTGATGTAGACGTGCGGGTTGTAACCAGCCATGCCCAAGAACGGCATGGCGAGAATGAGGAACAGCGTGCTCATAGGTGCACCCACCAAACTAGAGTTATCGCAATCGCACAGATGATCGCAGAAAGCGCAAGGCTGCAATAGGTGCAGCATTTGCGATCCGGGCTCATCCGATGTTGATCCCTATCTTCTTAAGAGCTGCCATGACCGTGTTGCGTATAAAGTAGACGTTACGCTCAGTCACCTCAGGCTTCCTCTCGGCGATCTCCTGTAGAGCCGTGACGGCGACGTCTAGCTTGTCCTGCATGGCTCGACTGTCTGTCAGCTCCACGGCGATCTTGTTGAAGTCACCCTTGACCCAGTAGCCGTCCCCGCCCATGTCGATGTAGCTCACGTTGTCGACGCCGGGCATCTTCACGACGCGCTGGATGAACCTGACGGCCAGATAGACGATCGGATGCTGCGACGGGACGGGCTTGCCCTGGCTGTCGCATAGCTCGAACTTGACGAAGCCCCAGCTCATCGAGCCGCCTTAGGTCCGGTACCGTAGCGAGACTGGGCGGGCTGAGCCGACCAAGGCATCTGACCCTCACTTCCGGAGTGAGGCTTGGGCATGGGATCGTTCGAGCGCTGCTGGCCCTGCGGCCGAGCCTTTCCCTGCACGGTCTGCTTGGGACGGTTCTGACCCTGCTGCTTGGCCTTGTCGGAGGTCTCGACTTGCATCCCGGCCTGCGTCCCGGGCGGCACGGGTGGCACAGCTCCGGTCCCAGGCAGCGATCCCATCAGCCCCATCTGCGGGCTCATGCCATACTGACCCATGTTTGGCGGGATCATCGTCGTCGGGTTCCACTGCGGAGGCATACCACTTGAGAGTGCGCCGGGAGCCTGCTGACCATAAGCTCCGCCGGGCGGTGGAGGCGCCCCTGCATTGCCTGTCGCAGCGAGCATGCGCGCGATGTCTGCCGCCCCCGGCGCGGCCCCGCCAGGGGGAGGTGAGCCCTGCGGGGGGAAAGGTTGTTGCAAGTTCTGCATCGAGTAATTGGGCATGGGCATCATGCTAGGTGGGAGTGGCACCGTTCTTCCTCCTCTTCGAGACGGCCCCGGCGGCCTTGCCCTTGGCGTCTCGGGTTAGCGTGATCTCGCGATCCTGATTGACCGCCTCGAGAATATCTGCCAAGGCCTTGCCGTGCTCCTTCTGGCCGGACTGTAGGTTCTTGATCGCGCTGGAGATCGGCCCGCCTCCCTGCTCTTGCTGCATCTGCTTCATCTTGTGAGCGTGCGTGTCGGCCGCGTGCTGAGCCGACTGAGCCTCGTGATGCATTCCCATCGCATGCTCTTGCGCCGAGGTATGTATTCCCATCTCGGCCTTCTCGACATCCATCTGGTGCTGGTGGCTAGACTGAGCCATCCCCATCATCGTGTTCTGTTTCTTCATCTCCAGCTCTTGCGCGTTGGTCTGAGACTTCATGTTGAACTCCATGATGGCAAGCTCGCGCTCAAGCTCAAACTTCTTTTGGGCTAGGGCAATCTCGGCTTGGGTCTTGCGATCCTGAGAGGCCACATCGGCTTGAGCCTGGATGCGCTCGATGTTCATGCGATGGTCGTTGGTCTGTTGATCCATCTGGAACTGAGCTTGCATCTTCTGCTGGTCGGCCTGGCCCTGATATTGCAGCTTCTGCATCTCGGTCTGAGCCTTGATCATCTCGGGCGGCTGCTTCGGGTTGAGCTTGGCCTCGTCACCGGGGTCTGTGAAGAACAGCTCCACGGGAACCTCGATGATCTTGGCAACCTCGCGAGCCGAGTTATAGAGGTTCTTGGGCGTCACCAGCTCGACGAGACCGCCCTGCACGGCCAGCTGCTGCATGTCCATCAGCTTCTGGAGCATCATCATGCGCTCGGTCTTGCCGCCCTGGCCTAGCCCCACGCTGACTGTGATGTCGTTGCGCTCCTTCCAGTTTCTTGGGTCGACGGGGATCCACTTGTTGGTGAGACGGATGATGTCCGCCTGGTTCTTATGCTTCAGCACGGTCGAGTGCAGCAGGTAGAAGAGGTCTTTAATCCCTGTCTCGGCAAACGTGCGGGCGATCAGCTTCATCCTGGCCTGAGCCGCATTGTACATCTGCATCGCAGCGGTCGCGGTCTGGTTGTTTAGGGCGTCTGCGTCTAACCCAGCGCCCTGCCTCGTAACGCCAGTACGCCACTCCCGCAAGCTGTCCATGTATTGGACGATGGGGAACACCGTGTCGATGATCGTCGGAACCTTCTGCCACTCGATGGCTCCCGGTTGCTTGGTTCTGATTGGCGCTCCATGCCGAAACACTGCAAGGTCATCGAGCGTGCTCTCGCCAGCCAGCTGAGAGCTGACCACCGGCCTCGGCATGTTGGTCGCGTAGGCGTTATCCAGCATGGCCCGCATGAGAACCGTCTTGACGCGCTGGATGTCCATGATCACCTCGGCCACGGACATGCCGAACACTCTGTGAGTCATCACGAACGGGGTGATCCCGGCAAACGGCTGCTGGTCCCACTCCGAGATCGACGGCCCTCCCTGGCGCTGCAGGACCTCCTGATCCTCGCCGCCGGTGATCACCTGGTAAAGCTTGGCCTCTGACTTCCCTCGACGCTCGTAGTCGAACTTGCAGTAGTGCTCGGTGAGCCTGATGGGGCGCATGGCCTGGTTGACCGAGCTGTCGCCACGTTGAGAGTTCTCCTCGACGGTGTCTCGTGCGAAGATTTCTGCGTTCGTGATATTCCCGTAGCTCGGCAAGCCTCGCACCTGATCGGGATCGAAGCCGTCCTTGATAAGCTGAGCCTCCGTGCTGATGATCTCGTGAAAGCAATAAGGCGAGTCCTTGATCTTGCGGGCCCTTTTGGCGATCCCGAACTCCTCTGGCGGCACCGCCTCACAGTGGGCATAGCCCCAGGTCACTTTCTTCTCGACCTGCACGTCATGCAGCGTCTGACCAAACTCGTCCATCTTCTGGCTGTGGGCGACGATCACCACGTCCTTGTTCTGCATGATAAGCGAGAGCTGCATGTCGCTCTGATCATAGTAGGTCTCGGTCTCCATCCGAGTTTCGTTGTCCCACCAGACCTTGACGATGCCGAGCTTCTCGAGGAGCGCGTCCTTGATCATCGAGTAGAGCGTCAGGTATCCGTCATTCTGGTTCCAGAACACGTGCTTGATGTACTCGGTCTCTTGATCGGCGGCGTCGATGTCTTCAGGGCCTATCGCCTCGAACCTCACCGCATCATCGGAACCTGCAAAAATTTCCATCAGGCTCGGCAGCAAGCCCTCGATGGTATCGGAGACGTCGTAGCTCACCACGGTAGATCGCCCGGTGATGATCGGGATGTCGTCGCTCACATCACCGCGATAGTAGCGCAAAGCCTTCCTGCGATCCGAGGTCAGCGTCGAGCTTGATGTGGTGACGCTCGATAGGCTTGCGCTGCGCTCGGCGGCAATAAGGGCTTTGACCTCGCTCTCGCTCAGCCGGTTAGATTTGGCCATAGTTCCCGGCTGCCCACTGGCCTAGCTGATCTGACCAGTTGCCGATCTGCTGCTGCGGTTGCATCGCCATCTGTCCCCAAGGCATGTTCTGGTTGAGCCAAGGCGGAGGCCGCTGCTGTTGCATCATCTGGCCCCAAGGCTGCATCCCCGGGCGTTGCCGCCACCAGGGCGCGTTACCTTGACCGAAGCTCTGAGAGCTTCCCGATAGCCAAGGAGGGCCACCCTGCCCTCCGCCACCGCCTGACGATCCTTGCGCCCCGCCGAACATGCTGCCGGGATTGGCAGGCAGGAGAGGAAAGTTGGCGCGAGCATACTGCGACTGAGCGGGACCCTGAGCCTGCTGCGGGAGCTGACCGGGCATCCTCGGCATTTGGTTCTGGCCGGTGAGGTCGAGCCCAGTTCCTAAGATACCTGGCATCACATCCACATCCCTGTAAATGGGTTGATCAACGGATAGGTCCCGGCAGGCGTCGGGTTCGGATACTGCCAGCCTTGACCAAAGCCACCCGCGTCAAGCGTCGAGCCCGAGCCCTCAGGCGGAGCGTTGCCGGCATGAGATTGCGGCCAGGGGAACATGTCGTTGCCGGTGCTCTCCAGTCCCGTGAAGAATGAGCCAGGGTAGACCTGCAGGTTTGGATTGAAGCTACCCTGGGCACCCATGTTCGCTCCAACCTGCCACATCTGGTTCTCGGTCAGGCCCTTGTACGGACCTCCTGCATACGGATAACCCTGTTGAAACTCCGTCACTCCGACATATGGCCCTGTCTGCGGAAGCGAGAGCTTGCCACCAGTCTTTGCTCCTCCAACGGTCGGCCACTGCACAGGCTGCGGCGCCGACCCATACCATTGGCTCCACTGTGATGGATCGATGTATCCGGTCTTGGTCGGCAAGCCTGACCCTCCAAACTGCCAACCCGGTGTTCCTTGGAACTGCCAACCGGCAGGAAGCTGAGCTGCCAGTGGACCCCACGTGCCCTTGCCGCTGAAGAACCCTGCTGGCGTCGAGCCCATGTTGCTGAGCGGATAGCCAGGACCCTGAAATGCTGCCCAGTTCGGTGTCATCGGAGGCTGCCCGCCACCGTAGCTCACATAGGGGTTATAGGTCGAGAACTG